CTTCTCCAAGTTTTGTCGGTGCACCTTATTAAGGAAATATTATGGGACTCCCAACAAATTATCTCTTAGGAAATTCTCAAACGATGCTCGGAGCAGATCCAGAGCTTTATCGTCAACAGTTAGTCCAGGCTGAGCAAGCTCGTATTCAAGCTCTTCCTCCTCAGCAAGCTTTAGCAGCACAGCTAGGTACTCTCTTTGGTCGTGGCTTAGGTAATGTTGTACAAGGACAGAACTTCTTTGAAGTTACTAATCCAGTATTGCAGAAGCTTACTACAATTCAGAATGTATATAACACTGCAATGCAGAACGCTGATCCTAATGATCCACTGTCTTTCTATAAAGAACTACAGACACGATTCACTGATGCTGGTCTAGGTCAACAGGCTATGATGGCTACTCAAGAATTGCGTAGAGTAGAAACTGAAGCAGAGAAGTTTAAGGGAGAGAAGCTTAAGACTCAAGCTCTGGAGACTGAATTATATACCAAGAATCCTACACTGCTTGATGAGCAGATTGCTAAAGCTCGTGATGCTGGTAACGATACACTTGCTAATCGCCTTAGCGAACAGCGTGGTCAGATTCAAGTTAATATTGATCGTAATCGCCAGAAAGAAGATCTTGAGATGGCAGTTCGTCGCTCTAGCATTGCTGTTAATGAAGCTCAGGTTGATAAGCTTAAGAAAGATATTGACACTGGTAAGGTTACAGTTCAAACAGTTCCTGATGGATTCGGAGGAGCTACGGTTATCGTATTAGATAGAGCTGGTAAACTAGTTCAAGAATATAAAGTAGGTGGTCTTCCCACTGGAGGAACTACTACAACACCAGCCGCTAAGCCAGCTACTAGTGGTGGCAGACCAATGACAGAAGGTTTTAAAATATTGGAAGTTAAGTAATGCCAGTATTTACAATCCAAGCTCCAGATGGAAAGACACTTACCCTTGAAGCTCCTGAAGGGGCTACTCAAGAGCAAGTAATTTCTGCTGCTGCTGAACTCTATAAGCCTCAATACGGTGTAGGAGAAACTATTGCTCGTGGTTTAGAGCGTGGTGTTACTTCGTCTATTCGTGGAGCAGCTCAACTCTTAGGAGCTCCGTCTGCTACAGTTCCTGCTGAGGAACAAGACTTAATTACGCAGATGCAGGGAACTCCAACGGCTGATCAGATATCCAGCTTAGCAACTCCTGGTCAAATACAACAAACAGATCTACAGCGTGAAGCAGAGTTCAGAGCAATGGCTCAACAACGTCCTGTTGCAGCGTATGGCTCACAGATTGTAGGAAGCTTTGCAGATCCTATTAACTTACTTCCTTTAGGTGCTGCTCGTACTGCTGCTCAGGGTGCTCGTAACGTCGCAGGAGCAGGTGCTGTGATGGGAGCATTAGAGCCAGTCTATGGTGATGATAGCAGACTATTAAACATCGCTGGCGGTGCTGTCGTAGGAGGTGCTCTTGGTGGTACAATCGGAGCATTGATTCAGAAGTATGGCAAAGAAGCTGTCACTGCTGCAGGTAAAGAACTAAAAGATAATCGTGCTGTTCTCTTAGGAGGATCAGGTAAGATTACTCAGGACAATGTACCACTAAGTTCCATAGCTCAAGAGATTGCTGATGTTACTGCTGCTAAGAACATTGAACTACAAGACAGTATTGTTCCTCTCCTACAACAATTAGAAGACAGTGAACTAGCACAGAAACTAACCAATGAGATTGCTGGTGGAGACTATCGTGCTCTCTTTACAGATGCTCCATTCAGGCTTACTGACATACCTGCGTCTAGGTTTACTGCTGCATTCAGTGCAGATAATCCATTACGTGAACAAAACTTAGCAGCATATCTCAAAGCTGGTTACAAAGCAGAAGATCCAGAGCAGTTATTAACTCGTATCGTAGCAGCTAACAAAGGAGCTATTGCTACTGAGTTAGACACAACACCTCTCAATATTCCTGCTGACTCCGCAGTGAACTTCTTACTCAATCGTAAGGTACAAGAACTAGGTGGTCGTGATCTAATCAATGCCTACCTTCCTGCACTACAGCGTGGTGTAGATATGATTAACTCTATCGATGAGCTATTTTTAAATGGTCGTGCTGCTGGCATGACTGATGCAGAGATTGCTGCAGTGTTTAAGAAAGACTTCGATGAAGTTAAACCTATTCTCTTCTCCGCTATTGGTAACGTATCTAATATTGGTCGTGCCTTAGCAGCAGCTAAAGCTCAGAAGAAAGTAATTGGTTCTACTGAGGAGATCCTAAAAGGACTTGCTAAGAATGGTAGCAAAGAACTTACAGACATTTATGCATTACGAGATGCTGTCTCACAGATTAAGTCAGCTCCTGGGACTAGCTTTAATAAGAATGAATCGATTGCTAATCTAACTAAAGAAGCAGTGAAGCAACCAGGCTGGGCAGATAAGTTCGGTGAGTTTGTAGTTAACTCCTACATCTCTGGTCTTGCTACTACAGCAGTTAACGCATTCTCTGGTGTTGCTAAGGTAGGCTTGCTTGGTACTGAGCGTATCCTTCAAGCAGTTAATCCTGCGTCTAAAGTTAAGATCGGAGAAGTACTCCCAGCATTCAGAGGATTAATGGACGGTACATTAGAATCTATATTCTTTGCTAAGGAAGGATTCCTACGTGGTAGTCCTCTTGACGCAGCAATGCCTGAGATTCGTGGTGCGATTGGTACACAAGAAGGTGCTACAAAAGTTGAGAAGATCTTAGGAGAAGTAGTTCGTACTCCTAGTCGTCTTAGCGTAGGTGTTGACGAGTTCTTCAAGTCTGTCTTCCGTCGTATGGAATACAATGCTCAGGCATATCGCTTAGCTTCCTCTGGTAAGTATGGAGATCCTGAGACAGTATACAATGCCCTCCGCAAAGTAAACACTAAGACCACAGATTGGAAAGATAATGTTCTTAAAGCTCCTGAGTTAGCTACATTACCTGACAGTGCTCGTGTTAAGCTTGTCGATGATGTACGTAACTTTGCTAAACAAGCTACATTCCAGGCAGACTTAGGTAGCTTTGGTAATAAACTATTAGCTCTCAGAGCAGCTCATCCTTGGGTAGCTCCAGTAATCCCCTTTGTTAAGACTCCTATCAACATTATGAAGGATGCTTTGTCTTATACCCCATTAGGTGTGTTTGCTAAGAATACTCCTACGGATGTTAAGATAGCAAGAACAGCTATAGGCATGGGAATAACTGCTGCACTCGCTCAACAAGTTGCTGAGGGTAACATCACTGGTTCATATCCTAAGGATGCTGCTAAGCGTGCTCCTATGATTGCTACCGAAACTCCTGAGTATAGTATTAAAATCGGAGGTACGTGGTATTCTTACGCTCGTGTAGAACCACTAGCAACTATCATAGGTTCTAGCGTCGATGGTATTAACGCAGTGCGTGACTATGTATCTAAACCTAAGTACGATTCTAAGAAAGAAAAAGATTTAGTTGTCGATGTCGTAGCAGGTGTAACTAAGAACATCGTATCTAAGACATACTTAGAAGGTATCTCTGGTTTACTACAAGCAGTGCATGATCCAGAGCGATACGGTGGTAGCTTCATCAACGGATTTGCTGGCTTATTAGTACCATCTTTCATAGCAGCTCCTGCACGTTCTGCTGATCCTTATGCTCGTGTTGTCACAGGCTTTGGCGAAGCAGTACAGAATCGTATTCCTGACTTTGGCTTAGGTCTTCCTATCCCATCTCGTGAAGAACTGCCAGTACAATCTAAGTTATTCGGAGGAGCAAGAGAGAATCCTTCGTATGGCTTCGCAGCTTACACTGGACTACAGACAGCTCCTGCTACACGTACTGCATTACAAGAAGAAGTAGCTCGTACTAAGGTAGACTATAACTTACCTAGTAAAACTCTACGTGGTGTTGAACTAGAAGGTGCTGATCAATCTAAGTATCAGGCTTTATCTAGTCAGTATTCTGATTTAGTTTTAAATCAAATCATTCAAGCCCCTGGTTATCAGAATGCTCCTGATTCTATCAAGAAAGTAATCTTAGAAAAAGGATTAAAGAGGGCTCGTAGTGTTGCAACTAGAGAACTATTAGGAGAGAAGCTTCAAGATCCTGAGTTTAGAAATCAGTTCATCAGAGCAAGACTTGCTAAAAAAGGATTAGAACTAGAAGAATGAGATATGTCAGATCAATTTGGGTTTCTAGAAGGAGCAAAATCTGTAACTAGTAGTATGGATGCTAGTCGTGAGGCTAGTAAATCTATCACGAAAAGCATTACCGATGTACAGAAGGACGCTGCAGCAGTAGCACAGCAGAAAGACTTAGAGCGTAGAAGACAGATACGAGAAGCTCAGGTTTTTAAAGAGCAGTACTTCAAAAGAGCAATGATGGAATGGCAACGTCAAGAATCCATCCGTATCGAAGAAGCTAAAGTCAAAGCTGATTTCATAAGAAAGCATGGATCTAAACGCTGGACTGAAATCGAATCCATTAAACAAAAGATAGAGAAACAAGACAATGAACTTAATAGAGAGTTTAAAGAAGATTTGGCAAAGGTTCGTAGAGCAATGTTCATGTGCTATGCAGTGGCTGCGGTCATTGCTTGGTATCTAACCTGGGGAGTTAAACAATAATGTTACCATTGATGGCACTAT